ACCTTGGCCACCATCCAATCACTACTGCGCATATCAAACTCCATGTTGTTCTCTTGCCATTTGGTATCAGTTAGATTCTCTTCATCTCGATGAGCCCAACTATTGTAAAGATCAATTATGGCCCGGACATTAGGATCGTCGAGACTTTTACCTTCCTCAAGACACCGTTTGATATAGTTGTCTCTTTGAAAAGTGTGACGTTCAGGGCTGCTGGAGATTTTCAGTGTCATTTGGAGTTATGGGTCTACGATTACAGAATTCACAAAATGCGTCAGTGCAAATATCTTCTAACCAGATATTGCATTTTTCGCAGTAATAAGCAATCATATCCAGTTGAGTATGATTGCTTATTACCACAGGTGCAATGACCACTATTGATCAAGTCCACAATGCATCACGAATCTTGATCAATCGAATCATCATTTGTTCGTCCTCTTTCTCGTATGCTGCTTCAATCTTTTGTAGCAGTTTGTGAGCCCGGTCGCTGGCTTTGCGATCTGCTGGATCCGTGCTGTTTAGGCTAGACATAAACTTACCTGGATACTTGACTCGCATGGCTTCACAATGATCAGTCCAACCACTTGCATCGTAAGGATCCGGACGATTGCGATATGTCACAGTCCACCAGGTATACAATTCTTTGAGTTCTTTGGCACGTTCTGCTTGAGGAGTAGGCTTACCAAACTTTGGATCATCCTTGCTCAACCAATCTTCGTTAAATGTCAAAGTCATTGCCCAGTCAAGATGATCTAATCCTGCTTGGGGGCAACGCCAAGTGCGCCAACGCCACCAACCCGTAGCCCAGAATGGAGGATTGTACTTGGCACGATCTTCCTTACTGCCCCAGACAATGTGACTCCAAGCTGACTCTATTTCGATGAAGTCAACGAGCTCGTTAAATAGACAAGGGAGAAAACGGTTGCCAACATCTTGCCATTGCCCCGGCTTAATATCACGAGGATGAGCAGTGAGGGAATGAGTGCGAGAGACCCAGCGATTATTAATGTAGTATTTGATATCATAAATTTTTCTTACAGGCCATGTTACAAAATCTTGAAGATGACTGAGTCCATCTTCAGCTAACCAGTAGCGAAAGTTGTGTCGCATTTTAGCAGTGGTGCGCCAGTCGTCCCACTCTTCGCTGGTACCTATACTAAGTTTATTAGTACCACGTACCCAATCTGCCAGTGGCGAACACGACCAATAGTTGCTATGTTGTGCCATATTATTCTCCGTTAAATAGTTTCAATTTATTATACACTATACTACCAATGTTAGTAGTTGTCAACCTTTTATATTAAAATAGTCATAGTGATCTTGCAATGACCAAGTTTCCAAATTTATTGGATCGCCACGATGAGTTTCAATTTTAACATCAGGAATTGCTTCCGCATATCGTTTAAAAAAGAAATACAAGTCTGGAGTAGTCTTGGAAAACTTTTTATTAAGAGTCACATCATGTTGTTTACTTAGCAAACAGGTTGGAATGTTCATAGCCTGTTCGATAGTAAGTTTATCGTGGATCATAAGGTCACGTGCCAGTCTTGCAGGAAATACATGTTCAAAAATATTGCCACGTTTTTTCTTGATACCTACTTCACGATAATGAGCACCAAAGTTTTCTTCAATGCAGTATCCGTGATATCGCCTAAGAGCCCAATCCATTACATCTCGCAACAGACGTGCAGTCATATTATGCCGAACAAGTTTCCGATAGACTGCTACAGAGATACGCAACACACGATGCATAAAAGCATGAGTCTGTGCGTAGCTTTCTCCACTACGTTTTACGTTGGTGGGGTTGGTTTGCACGAACCCATCAAGATTTTCTTTTAAATTTGCCACAGGTCACCTTCTGCTGGAACAAAAACATTAAAAGAACTCTTGGGAAACATAAAGCCAGATTCCTTGCCACTGGCCCAAGACTTGCGCAATTGATGCCAGAAGTATGTGGTACCAATTGGTACGTTCTTCAAGTTCTTAGGTGCTTCAGGCCACAAGTGTTTAGGCAAATCTTTATGTGCAGCCTGATAAGCATTCAGGTTGGCCTGATGCACTTGATCCCAATATGGTCCCTTGGCATCAAAGTTTGCACCAAACAAGTTAATCAAGTGCAGGGCTAGGTCCTGAATATCTGCATCGTCATAAACAATCTGATCACGCTCACACATGTTCAAGAATTCAATAATGATGGGAAGTTCTTTGGTATTGATAGGACGTTGTTGGCTGTCAACAATAAACTTTCCATAGATACAGAACTGGCGTACTACTTCAACTGAAGTATCTTTAATTTCTTCAATACGAGTAATTGCTCCGGGCTGCTCGTGATCACCAAACTTTTCAGCAGTTAGGAACATTCCAGCAGCAGCAATCAACCGATGCTTCTTGGCCATGTCAACCCATTCTGGATCAGAAACGCCATCAACCAAAACACCGTAGATCATTTGTTGCACAATGTCAATAAGATCCAGGGGCTTCTTACCAGCATTCTTACCCACAGTGGTATTGTTGTTAATAAAGTTTCCGCGAAGTTCACCACGGTTTAGAATGTCATAAACATTACAAGGAACAGTGACATTTTTAGGATCAAGCCCAAAAGCATGGACACAGATCAGATACAGGGCTAGGGCAGTGTGTTGCCCATCCCACCCACCCCATCGTCCGTGTGCGTTTTTGTACACCTGAATGGGCTGTGCTTGATATGCACGGAAGTTGGTGATGATTTTGATGATCCAGTTAAGATCTGGTTCACGTTGCATTGTGGTGTCAATTTCAATATCACCAAGGGTGATTTCAATTGCTTGACACAGACGGAACATTTTACGGTCTGTAAAGTTTGTTACGCCGGGGTGATTCTTTTTAAATGCTTTGATAGCATTGGCCAAACTGTTTGTCCAGTTTCGCTGTGCTTGGGGTGACATGTTGTTGATAGCGTCATTTAGACGATTTACCAAATCAACAAAGTTTGAAGTGTTGATACTATAACGTGCGTTAATGGTATCTGCGTAGATAGGTTGAACTGCGATCAAATTGGCTTTTGCCATGATATTTCTCCTATAGTAGTCTATACAGCCCAACAACCCTATGTTATTGGATCTGTTTCTTGACCAGCTATAAGTTTATTATACTACCAAAATTGGTAGTTGTCAAGTCTTTTTTAGATATTGTTCAAGTTGGGGGGGTTGCCAGAAAGCGGGCTTGAGCACCTTACCATCTTCACGCTTACGAACCATACCAGTTTCTGAATCCACTTTGGCAAAGTTAGTCATCATAACTTCTTTCCAAGCGCCTTCGGCATCAAAGCCGGCACTATGGATAGCACCAATAGTAACAACTAAGATGTCAATTAGTGCGTCCAATGTTTCAACTTGATCGTGTGCTGCAATTGCTTCGGCCAGTTCGCCTGCTTCTTCTTCAATCAGGCCGATATACATATTAAACTGATCTGCATTAAAGGTGTCGGTGCTTTGCGAGCACGCCTTCATAAATTTTTCTTGATCTCTAAATGGATTCATATACTTCCTCTTCTAAGTAACGTTTTAATTCTTTGTCTGTGGGTTCTACACTGTAGTTCTGCTTGAAAAATATTTCATAACTATCTGAACCGTATTTGCCAATTCCGTACAATTTGGTGGCATCATTACCGTCCCATGTCAAATAGTCTTGACTCATCCTAACCAGACGTTGGTAACGTACATTTACCATTCCTAACGGTTTGATAATGCTTTTGACAAATTCTTCATCGGCATTGATTAATGCATATGGCGTTGGAAACCAATATAAGAATTCTGGTAATGTTGTCTTGACTGGTTTGCGACCTGTTTGATTAAGCATGATAACACCTACCATGTGTTGCCACGACCCATGAATCTGCTGTTGTACCATTAGATCGTCACGTAACGGATCAAACATATTAATCTACAATCATTAATTGTTTTTCGTTATAGATATGCAATGCACCTGCAATTTCAGCCACAGTGCATTCCACTACCACTCTGCGTTCTCCAGACAGTGTATCAAATACACTTACTACAACACCAGGCCATTTATAACCGCTAGTCTTTTCTACCTTATCACCTACTGCAAGTAATGCCATTTTATTTTTCCTCTAGTTCTTTTATCACTGTTGTGATTGTGTTGGCAACATTTAATGCTGCCTGCCGATTTAAAATCAATGTATGTTGTTCTTCTCTATAACCCTTGACCAAAATATCCCATGCTGCTCGAACTCGACTAAACCCTTTTTGCCAAAACGGAGTAGTGGTGTTCACATAGAATGTCATATTAACATCTCGACAATCTTTATCACCTTCTAGTTCAATCCACATATGAACTTGGTGATCACCATCGTGGCAATCACACGCAATTGTATATGCCTTGCTATTGCCGTAATCACTATCTAACATAATTCCCTGAGCCGGAGTTTGCATATTAACCTTTCAAAAATACTTCATTAAATTTTGCCATAACTACTTCGGGTTTAAATTGTTCCACTCGTTTGTACCAATCTTCTTTGGTAGCTAAATCTCGAATATTAATTAATTTCTCAAATAAAGTTTCTTGAGAATATAATAAATTAGAGTTCTCAAGTACCTTGGTGTGATGCAAATCATCACCGCTTTCCCAAGCTAATACAGGTTTATTAAGACTCAGTGCCTCTGCTATAGCAGCACCAAAACTTTCTCCATCAATACGAGCATGTATCATTGCATCCCATGTATTAATAAAATTTGATTTAATTTGCAAGTCATGTATAGGATCTATAAATCTTACATTGGGATGATTGATCCAGTGTTCTGTTCCTAAGAATACAAATACAAAATCATCTCTTTGATTCAGTAAATTAAATATATTTTCTTTAACAAAATCTATATTAAATGTAGAGGCTCCGCCATGCCGGCCAAATATAAATTGATCTGGCCGTATGTTCAGTTCTTCTCTATAATTCATATTAGGTACTGGAAGCTGTACAGGATACGGAACCCAAGGTACAGTTGCTACACCATTTTGGGTAGACATGGTATCTGACAACCAGTTAGAAATATATGCATATACATCTCCATGTGGTTGGTATAGTTGGAATACGGCATGTACTCCGGTTCTACAATTATCGGGCAAGAACTCAAGATTACCTGCTCGTTGAAAGTAAGTAAAGTCGGCTTTTTCTTGATCAATGATTTTTTTAAGATCATCGGGTCCTTGATGCCCAATTACTTTAAATGATTTTTCAAGAGCTTCACGGATACTCGGATCTGTTCCAGTATGCCCGTTTGGCCTTAATCTAGCATCATAACATATAACACTTTCATTACCTAAAATATCTTGATTATATCTTGCGTAATCTGTTACAGAAACAGTTGTGCCCCTTATATCAAGTTGATTATTGTGAAATATTATTTTCATATTTTTCCCATTTGTCCAAATCTTAGATAAAATTCTGCTAATTTTTTCATTTCTAATTCTGCTACAATAACATATTGATAACTGTATGTCACATGATCTATGTTTTTATGCCATACGGGTTTATCTATAGCATGTTTCATTACAAACTGTCCCTGCTCACTCTGTTCCCATTTGTAAATAGGTTCAGCAGCACGGATGTCAGTATCTTCAACATCTGATAAGTGAAAACGGTAAACAACTACTTTGTGAATTTCCGTCACATTATGCAGGTCATCAACAGTATATCTTACCGTGCCCATCTTAGATAATACAGTGTAATAAACTTTTCAGCATCATGCTGATTTTTAAAAAGCCACCTGGTATGATCCCATTGAATAACATCAGACCATTCGTCAAGTTGATCTTCGCACCATGTACATCGTAATCTCAACTCAATACCACTTTTCAATGTACCATAGTTAACACCATCTGGCCACTGCTCATCAATTTCAAGTTCCCACGGATAAACAGTACTTGCCCCTTGATGCAGTAACGGAACAAACCGTGGACCTTGTTCCATTACATCCTTATAGATATCGTATGCCGGTTCAATAGAATAAAGCATCTGTTGCCACGGATCCGTTATCACAGTTTCTTTTTCTTATAATATTGACGTTTACGTGGTGCAGACTTGGTCACCAGTGGACCGTGTTCTCCATCTTTCTGAGACTTTTCAAGAGCGGCGCGAATTGCATCATCACTGATTTCATCGTCTTCCGCATCTGTGTCAAGCACGGGATTGTCGTCAAATGCAAAACCAACAGTACTAGCAAATTTAATGGTAGACTCAATGCTGCCAATGTTTCTTAACGAGCCAACTGGACCAAGTTCATCTTGACTAATATTATGCCAAGTTCTAATTTCCAAGAGAGGTTCAATGTGCGAGGGGATTTCAATAACATAGTGGTCGCCAACTGTGTAACCAGAATCACGTAGATCCACAACCTTGATTACTTGGCCTTTACTGGGTTTTAAATTGCTTCTATTGATACCATAAATCCAAACGGTATCACCTACTGCATATTTTTTCTTAACTGTCATAATTTATCAAGCAGATGCTTGCTCTTTGGCCTTAATATCAAGAAGATCTTTAACAAATTTAATTGCCTTACGATCTGTATCGTAGACATATTCTTGATCTTCATCACTGTCACTACGCAAGGTAACGATAACACCGTTTTTAACCTTGCGTATTTCAATAGATTCAAACATAGGAATCCTTTCTTTTATTTTGGTACTGACAGGTTGTAGTTAAAGTGGAAGATTCCAATGTGTGCAACTTCGCGACTAAGTTCCTGATCACACCAAATTTCGTAACCGGCCTTCTGTGCCTGTTGGCAGAAGAAAATATCTTCACCAATTTCAAGATTTAATTCTGGAACAAACTCTTGCAGGTAATGTGGTTGCGGAATTTTTTCATATACTTCACGCTTGCACAAGACCAAACCATGCGGAAGAACGTCAATCAGTTCCATTGCTGGACTATTATCTGTAGTTTGAAATTCAACAAACGATCCAGACTTACCGCTCATGCCTGTAAAGTTGGGATTTGGAAAGCGACGACGACGATAGTTTGCACCCACAATTGGTTTGTCTCTGGCCAATAATCTCAATGGAGCATCAATTGGAAACTTCATATCACTGTCAACCCAGAAGATATAATCAAAGTCTGATTTCAAAAAGATATCAACTAGATTACGACGGGCAATAGTAATAACACTTCCAATATTGAATGCACAATTGATCTTGATACCATTTGCAACCATGTTGGCACAGCTCATGGCCAAGTGCTGTGCAAATTCTGCATTGACCATTTCCATTGCCGGAACAGCAACCATGATGCTAGGAGCGCGGCCATTGACAGGAGCAACTGCGGGACGAGCCACTTGCGGTGCTACTCGAGCAGGTGCTTGTCGGCTAGGGATATTAAGTTTACCTTTGTTTTTCATTTTTTACCTTGTTATGTTATCGTGGAGCAAACTCTTGTTGGAGTTTAATATTATCAAAGAACTCTTTCTTAACGCTTGGATCATTTTTAAAAGCACCTCGAAGCACAGTGGTCTGAGTCAAACTACTGTGTGCCATAATGCCCCTATTTTCGCAACACCCATGAACAGCCTGGATGTAGACTGCTACGTCACTGGTAGCGGTTGCGGATTCAATTTCACGAGCGATATCATTGCAGAGTTCTTCTTGTAGCGTACCCCTCCGGGCACACCATTGTGCAATGCGTGTATACTTACTTAATCCAATTAGCTTCTGAGCGGCAATGATTCCGATATAAGCAACACCTGACACTGGCTGGTGATGATGACTGCACATTGATTTTAGTTCGCTACGAACTACCAACATACCTTCATATCTATCATCGCTGTCATTTGGAAATGCAGTTGCATCTGGAGCAGGAGAGTATCTGCCTTCCATGATTTCATTAAAATACATTTTGGCCAGGCGGCGGGCTGTACCTTGGCTATTAGGATCCGTTTCACGATCAATTAATAGTGTATCTAATACACTTTCAAATGCCACTGTTGCTTCGTCGATTAATATTTCAACAGCTTCATCCTTGACATATTCACTAATGTTATCGCCTGCCCAGAAACGTTTGTTATCACGCTTCATCTTTGCACGGATAATTTCACTTAGATTTTTTTCACTCATTGTTATTCCTTATAGTATATAATACACTATTATTTAGAATCTGTCAACCTTGGTTTGGAAGTTTCTGTATTTTTTAGATCTAAGTGTTCAACTGTATTGGTATTAGTGAACACAATCTTAGCACTGCCCATTGTGCCGGGCATGGGCATAGTAAATGATGTTGTCATGCTACGAGTATAGCACAAAGCCTATATTATGTCAATGACTTATCCAGTCTCGATTGCGATAAGGTTTTCCAATTGCAGCATAAGGTAGGTAACGTATGATCTTTTTCTTTAGACGCTTGATGATAACATGATCGTGATCATGATTGAATGCCTTGAGATACATTTTCCAACTGTTAAATTGTTTACGTGTTCCGCGTTGATTTGTATCCAGATATTTTATTATCTTGGCCTGATTGTTATCAAACTTATCTGCTAGTTCGCAGGCAATATTAAATCCATAGGCATCAATCTCATCAGAACATCCCAAATATTCTTGCTCAAGTCTCTGCGCAGTTCTTCTAGCATTACTGGCATATTCAGGTAGATATTTAAACTCGCGTCTACGGAACTGACGCATATGAATAAGTTCGTGCAGTATGGTATCTGCAATACCGTAGCACATTCTCCAAAATCTAGGTTTATTGACTTTCAATGTTTCATCAATGGGATTGTATACCATTAGAACTTCTATGCTACGTTTGTGATTTTGATCTTTATCACTGTAATAACACCCACCTATCAGTATCATATTGCTGGTGTTCTTTTTTGGATCAAAATCTTTTGCAACTCTTAATGGTAGATAATTCTTTAAATGTCGAGAAATCAGTCTATGAAATTCATCAACTGGCATACGCTTATTGACTATTTCTGGAGCAAGCAACCAAAGATAAGTGGCCAGACCATTGCGATCCAACGAAGACCAATCAAATTTTGATCCACTTGCTGCCATATCATGCCCTTTATAGCATAGATATTTAGCCAGCAAGGGGCCTAAATACTAGCACTTTATTACCGAAACTCCGGATTTTTCAAGGAATTCAACACCACTAGTGTCCCGATAAGCGTTCCGATATAGAACACTGCTAATACCACTTTGGTATATAAGTTTGGCACACTCCATACATGGAGCATGGGTAATGAACATAGTAGCGCCCAAACCACTGTTTGTAGATCGAGCCAACTTAGAAATTGCATTTGATTCCGCATGTAATACCTCTGGTTTGGTTTTTAACTTATATCTATACACTTCGTCCGCATCATCATTGTATTCTATATATGGATAATATTCTTCAATTTCTTCAGGACTTAGCCATCCGCCTTCGGTTGAGTCCATATATAATTTATTCTCGCAATCGTTATCCCATCCTGCGGGCATACCATTGTATCCGTAACTGATAACACTGTCGTCTTTGACAACGACCGCGCCCACTTGTAGTCTATGTGCATGACTGAGTTGAGCAGTACGTTCGGCCCATGACATGTATAGATCAATAAACTTCTGTTTCATTTGTTATTTTTCAAACGTTCAATCTCGTCGGCTGCTTCTTCCAATAAGTCAGCAATACGGTCTGATCGACCTTCCTTTACGCTTTTACGAGTAGGAATTTGTCTACGTATTTCTGCCCGCTTACGTAAGCGGAATATTAGACTCTGTTGTTCTACTGGTAAATGACTTTCGTCTTTTAATATTTCATTAGCCATATTTTCCTCAAATCTATCAAATTCTTCGTTCATTTTTATCTCTGGCCGTATTCCCTTTAGCATAATGTTATTATACAGTAAAATATTTTTTATGTCAAGAAATTAGATAAATAGTTTATATAAGAAATTGATATCATGACGTTACCAATTAGTCCCAATAGTATAACGGCCAATGACCTTAATACTGAATTAAATCTTTCTTCAGGATCCAAAATATCACTAAATGATCCCTGGGTAAGAGCCACGGCATCAAAATTTGACCTGCTGGGTGCAGCACCAGATAAATGCAGTACACTATTTTCTACTGTGTTAACAGCTGGTTTATATAGTGTTAAAACTAATGGAGGTTACGGATATAGATTTGATTCTATCAGTACTATCGGATCATTAAGCCAAACGGTTATCCCATTTCTCAACAATGCACAAATTTCAGAATTCATAAATGGCCCAGGAAACTTGGGAACTTCTAGTTATAAGTTAAGATTAAATTTAAGTGGTAGTATAGCTAGAGATGCATTCTATTCTTTATATATTGATAGTATTCCAGGCGGTGGTGGAAAGTACGAAACCAGGGCTGCTACCTATACCAACAACGGTACCTCTAGTATTTGGACATGGGGAGATCTGTGCGCCAATACTTCCACTGGTCACGAAATACTTGAAAACGGTACTTATACCATTTATTTTAGGGGATAACTTTGTACACTTTTACCACAATAGATACGCTTGATTTTTCTATTTTCAATCGACTATTCAATTATTCTATTGGTTATATGGATACTGATATAGATTCTCCCAATCCTGTTTTTAATAATGCAAGTAATTATTATCAAAAAAGAGAGTTATTGAAAGAAACATTTGAAAGTCGTATATTAACTGGACATGCATTTATAATTGAGCAAGATCAACATCCAATAGCAATGGCAGCAGGCTACATTGATGGAAATAAAATTACTCTGACAAATGTGTTAATTGGGCCAAACAAAGAAGGAAGCCGCAGTTGGATTTATACTTCAGAATTGTATTTTGCTGGAAAAAGTTATTATGACAGTATTGGTATTAGCGTAATAGATTATCAATTAGAAGCAGGATCTTCAATGGATCAACATGCCAATAAAAAATTCTTTGATGACAACAAGTCAAAATTGGGAATAAAAGATATTCAAATAACAGATAACTCAACAGTTGAGGCTATCCTTGATAGCGAAGTTATTGATGCTGTGCAAGTTACAGTAGATAAAACCATGAATAATATAATAGGAGCAACTTTTATCCAATTAGGATCAGGATCATTACTAGAAACTCCTGTGACTATTACATTGGATATTTGTGTACCAAAACCAAATACAACAGTAACTTTAATTTTAGAAAATTCAAACGACCAAACTATATCACCTATAAAAATAGCTGTAAACGATACTGTTATAGGATGGCAAACATTATCTTTTCCTATAGATTCAGCACAGGAGTCTATATACAACAAGGCTTCTATATTATTTGATAGAACTGATACCAATAAATATACTCCATATTTCTTTACAGAATTTACTCATCCTTTATTGACCATATCTCCAGCTGATTACAAGTTATATGCTATAGGCTCAAATGTTAAATTGATTCAAATGAGTAAAGAAATCCGTAAGAACAGCTACGAAAGTCGCACTGTGACCTGGACTATATAGATAATTATATGGCAACAGCAATATCATTTAATGACCTACGCGGTGCATCGACTCGTTTCTATTATATTATGGAAACTGGATATATACCAAATGTACCAACATATTCTCGTCTGCTTGATGCTGGATGGAATGGAACTAGCCCTGTTACTTTTATTATTCCAAATGGAACTTACTGTTATGCAACAGCAAGATACTATTATGGATTGACTGTTTCGGGCATTTATCCTAATGGAATTCAGATACGCAATTTTGGATATATAGTTGGTGCAGGCGGCTACGGCGGTTACGGAAGTAGCCTTTATGGATATTCTTATGCCAATGGCAACGATGGCGGACATGCCATTGGAATCTTGGCCCATCCAACTTATGGATTACCTAAATTTTATCTAGCAAATTCAGGAGTAATAGGTGGTGGAGGTGGTGGAGGTGCTGGCGGCGACCAAGGTGATTATGGTTATGGCGGAGGTGGTGGTGGCGGAGGTGCCGGTGGAGGTGCCGGATTTAATGCTGCTCAAACTGTCTGGTCTGGCGGTCCGGGCGGTTCTGCCGGTGTTGGTAGCGGTCTTGGATTAACTGACGGAACTACTGGTAATTTTTTAACCGGCGGCGCAGGTGGCTCTGGCGGGGCGTCGGGCGGCTACGGAGATGATAGATATGGGGGTGCTGGCGGCGCTGGCGGCGACCTTGGGCTTGACGGCAGCTACGGCGGTGGCAGACCTGGAAGCGGAACACCCGGAATAGCAGGATACTGTGTGTATAGATATGGTTCTATATCAGATTTTGCTTTGGTAACAGTGGGCAAGGGTGTATATTATGATAATTCAGGCACCAGAAGAATACTTTATGGATAAAATATGTTAATAGAATTTACATGGGCAATTACTTCAGTCAATACTACTTCAAACACAATGATAGTAGAATACTTGCCGACTGACGGGGAAGCAAGTTCTTTAAATATGCCAATCCCTTATTTGGGTCAAAGCATCGACGATCACGTGAAAAAATATGCACCTGTGACAAGGTGGAGGGATGCTACACAAAATTTTGCAACTGTTGCGGTAGGTACACAAGGATCCGCTATTACAGATATGCAATTACTAACCCCTGCAGAAAAAGCTAGAGGTCTAAGAGCATCCTATTTAAGAGCAGAAGTTGACTCAATTAATGCTGTAAGATGGAACACAATGTCAGATCAAGAAAAATCCAATTGGACAGCATATAGACAAGCTCTGTTAGATGTACCGCAACAGCCAGGATTTCCAGACAATATTGTTTGGCCTACTATTCCAGTCTGACTATCTGCCTACAGTTTCCATTCTAATTTTGAGATTACTCAACTGAGAACGGATACTGGTCAGTTCATCTAGTGCTTTTGTAAAATGCCCGTTGGTATGTTTGTCATGACTGAGTTTTCTATCCACACCCATGGCCATTTTAACATTGGCAATAGCAGCATCAACAGCCTCAATACGGGCTTCTAGTTTTTCAATTTCTGTCATCTAGATCTTTCTCATAACATGCAAAACATACTGCGTCATGCCGTGGTCCCATACAGGGATAGATAGCACCACGACAATATTGACAAAGTATAAATGCCTGTGTGACTATACTACCTTTTCCTGGCGCATACAAGGGATAAAACCCTTCTTCACGCTCAGTATATCCAATAAGTTCTCGTTCGCTCATTTTGTTTTCAGGCATCGGTATCTGTCCAGTAGGTTCATGGATCTCGCAGCCTCCTCACAAAGGGCGACTGTCTCGAATTGTGCTAGGGAGCGCCAGTCTCTATTGACTTGGTGTTCAAAACGGTCACCCCAGCCAGCAACGGCAGTCCATATGAATAGTGTAATCATTCTTCAACTCCGAAATGTTTTTCAATCTCATCCATACAACTCAATACCACTTGCTGTTGTGTAGGTGATACAAAATGCCTAATTTCATTTGCTCTGCTACAAGCCTCTAAACATTCCCGAACAATCAACTCGGCGAACTTTGTATCATATGTTTCTGAATACACTTTCAATGCTTGTTCTTTGTCCGTGATTTTAATCATAGCATCCAACGCATATTTTTTAGCCTGCTCGGCAAGTTCTCGAATTCGTTCGTTCATCGTTCTACTCCAAAATGTTCTTTATGTGTCACTTCGGGAAGATCCGTAAAAGCAAGGTGCCAGCCAGAGAATGCATAGGCTGACAAATCATAATGATTTCTATCGACCATACCACATTCCTTAGGACCGAATACTCGGTTGTTACTAGGATCATCCGGATGTGTATTACGCAACCGAACTTGCCTTCCCCGTAATATCACATAGGGGTGTCTATCTACTGTGGGTATATGTTCGTTCATTCTTCAACTCCGAAATGTTCTTTAATTTGTGTGATGTGTTTTATGGAACGCAAATACTTTTCAGTGTTAGGCCCATCACGAGTAATACCCATTTGAATAGTTAGTATACATTCCTTCACAATCAACTCGGCGAACTTTTCAGGGTTCTGTTTAATAACCAGCATAGGATTGCCAGCGTGGTCCTTACCCGTCTCACGGATTAGACTTTGCTCATATAGTTCTTTAATTCGTTCGTTCATTCTTCGTGTCCTAATGTTGTGGGAGCGTGATCTAATACTGAGTCAAGATAGAAATACGCATCCTCATCACATATTGTAACACGCAAGTCACTATGTTGTAAATCATAATCTACAAAATTATGTTCAGAATCATACACACGAAACAGGTATTTTCCACCCTGTGTGTAGATCAAATGTCCCGTTACACCGTTGGCTGATTTAGGTTTCATACTACATCATCTTTCTTATCACTAGGGAATCGGGCACTGGTAAATCTAACAATTAAAACACTGATAGCAATAACAAGAGTGGATCCTGCTACTGATATCATTTCTATTACATTAAGCGGACTGTGACTCATAACATCAATCATGTGCCTAGTTAAT